ACCCTGCTCGACCTCATCAGCCGAGGCAGCACCAAAGGCGACTTCGAATACCTGCAGATCCTGAGCGTCACCCGCAACACCGGCATCATCCCCGAAAACACCGGCGACGACGCCACCGACACGCAGAAACCCCAGTCCACGTTCGCCACCGCGCTCGCCGACGCGAAGGTCTACGGCTACGCCGACGGCTACACCGTCACCAACCAGCTGCTCGAAGACGACTCCGCCATGGCCAGCTTCCTGCAGAACGAGTTCGACTATTCGTTCCAGCTCAAGCTTGCCGACATGCTGCTCAACGGCACCGGAACCAACGGACAGCCCAAGGGCCTGCTCAACACCACCGGCGTCCAGGCGGGGAACTGGGCCAAGGCCGACGACGAGGCCCGCAACCTCGTGGTCGCCATCCGCCAATCCCTGACCAAGCTGCGCAAGGTCGGCGCCACCGCATCCGCGATCCTCGTCAACCCCGAAGACGCCGAGAAGATCGACCTGATGACCGACGTCAACAAGCGATTCATGGGCAACGGCCCGTTCGGCATCGGGCCCACCACCGTATGGGGCCGCCCGCTCGTCGAATGCGACCAGATCGAAGCCGGCAAGGCCATCGTCGGCGACTTCCGACAGATGGCATTGCTCGACCGCAGCGGCCTGACCGTCGAAGCATTCAACCAGCACAAGGACTACGCCAGCCGCAACCTCACCTACGTGCGCGCCGAACTGCGCGCCGCACAGGTCATCTGGCGACCCGCCAACTTCGTCGTACTGGAGGCCAAGTGATGAGCGCCCAGCAGATCGCGATGCAAGTCATCAACGGCATCCGCTACCGCCCCGAAGACGCGCCACGCCACGCAACCCCCGAACCCACCATCGGAGACCCAGCGGCAGTCTCGAACCCCGAGCCCGAAACCCCGACCATCGAACCGGTGGCCGGCGTACTCACCGCAGACGAGGCCAAGGCCAACGCCAAAGCCACGAAGGCCACCAAAAAGGAGGCCTGAATGACAGCGGCACAATTCCGCACCGTCCAACAGGAACTCGACCCGACCACCGCAGTCGGCGAAATCGCCCTGTTCGACGCGGACGGCAACCCCCTCGACCTCTCAGGCGGAGGCCAGAAAATCACCAGCGTCAAAGCCACCGCGCTCGCCGCCGGCACGGCTCCCACCGCGACACTCGCCAATGGGGTGTTGACCATCGGCATTCCGGCAGGAGCCAAAGGCGCTCCAGGTACGGCCGGAGTCGGCGTGAAATCCATCAGCCTGACCAAGGACACCGACGGCAACATCACTGGCGGCACCGTGACCAAGACCGACAACTCCACCACGGCCATCACCGTGACCACGGCCTGATTCGGAAGGAGCGTCCACCATGCCAATCCCAGACATCGTAGTGGACAACCCGACAGTCGATGCCCAATGGTGGATCAAGGCCGCGCAAGGCTCCATCCGTCGCTACTGCGGCTGGCACGTCACCCCCGAAATCGATGACACGCTCAAAGTCGATGCCTATGGCGGCAGCATCCTCACGCTGCCCACCAAACACGTCAACTCCATCACGAGCGTCCTCGTGGACGGGCGCGAGCTCTCCGATCAGATTGATTGGAGCGTGGCCGGTACGATCCAGCTGAGGTCGGGCTCGTGGCCAGACCGCCCAGGTAGCGTCACCGTGAAGCTCAACCACGGGTATCCGCGCGACGAGGTGCCGGAAATCGCCGAACTGCTGCGCACCCTCGCCAAGAGGGCGCGCAGCCAGCCGGGCATCTCCAGCCAATCAGTCAACGGGGCATCCGTCAGCTATCTCACCTACGGGGGCACCACGCTCGGCGTGCAGCTCCTGCAAATCGAGAAGGACATGCTCGAACCCTACCGACTGAACTGGGGGCCACGATGAATTTCGAAGACAGCGTGCTCGGCATGGAGACCGGTCTCGGCATGAGCAGCCTCACTCCGATGATTCGACAACGTGCCAAACCGGTCATCGGCGACGGCAACCTCGTCTACGACGAGGACTGGTCGGATCCCGAAATCCTCCGATTCGAGGGATATCTGTACAGCCGGTCCAGCGTAGACTCCGCAGCCAGCGAGCCACGTGACCAGGGCACTGTCAGTGACAAGCAGCTCATCGTGCCGAATCATGCCATCGACATCAAGGTCCATGACCGCATCATCATCAACGGCGACACCTGGCGGGTGACCGGAATGCCGGCCGCCGACCAGAACCCGTTCACCGGTTGGCGGCCGACACTGGTCGCCGACCTCGAACAAGTGACAGGAGGCGGCTGATGGCCAAGATGGGCGACATCGACATGCACTTCAACCAGGCGTACTTCGACACGATCCTCAAGGAGCCCGGAGTCGACGGGCTCTGCGAGGAAAAGGCGAAACAGGCTTTGCAAATCGCCTCCGCCACGGCGCCCGTGGTCACCGGAAACTACCGTGACAGTCTCTACGTGGAACATGTCGAATTCAAGCATCGCAACGCCTGGCAGGTGGTCAGTAGCGAAGAGGACTATGCGATGGCCGTCGAAGCCAAACACCATACATTGGCCAACGCGATGAGGCGGGTGAAATGACAGCCATCGTACTGCCGGCCGACCTCAAACGGTGGGCCGTGAAGCATCTGCGCGAACAGCTCGGAAAAATGGGTCACGACGTGTCGATCGACACCAAGACGCCGAAAACCATGTCCTACCCGCTTACCAAGCCGCTCATCACGGTCGGCGAGCTCACTCCCACGAAATACGACCACGTGCAATGGGATCAGGAACTCGCCATCAACATCCGCGCCGGAACCCGCCAAAACGATAAAGTCTGCGACGACCTCTCACGCCTGATCGCGGGCATCCTCACGGATCCGACGATCAGTCAGGCCGAAGACAGTCCCATAACCAGCATCGAAGCGTGCAACGGCCCATATCCGATAGACGATTCCGTCGACGTGGCCCACTCGTATCTCACCGTCGAATACCACTGCGTCGGCGAAATACGCCAATAATCAACCTTCCAACTCAGAAAGGAAAACATCATGACAGCAGATGCCGAAGGCAACGACCTCGAAAAGGTCTTTATCCCGGTAACCGGCTTCCTCGCGGTCCAGCTCACCGGCGAACCCACATGGGTGGACCCCACGGAAGGCTCCGCCACACCGCTCGTGCTCCCCAAAGGCTACGTCAAGGTCGGCCTGTTCAAGCAGGACGGCGGCCCGCAGGACGGCGGCGACAAGGAAGACGACCTCGAATTCTTCCAGGAAGGCTACAAACTCGGAGGATCCAAGAGCCGCACCCTGCAGGTCACGCTCGCCGAATTCAACGACATCGTCCGCCAGCTCACCACCGGCAAGACCCCCGACACCAACGGCATGATCGTCGTCGACGGCGACAACGACGCGACGTTCCCCATGTTCGAGGTGCTGAAGGGCAAGAACGGCATGAGCCTGCGCCGCAACGGCCTCGGCCGAATCCAGACCGTCGAACCCGACCAGAGCACACGAGGCGAAACAAGCGGCAACGCCGTCACCTTCGACTGGATCCGCAACGACGAATGGGGCGGATTCTACCGCGAATGGCTCGTGGCCCCGAACACCCCCAAAAGGCTGACGTCGGTGGCGGTCACCTCTGAAACTGGAGGAACGCTGCCGACGAACCTCAAAGCCGGTGCCACGCTCAAACTCGGAGCCAAAGCCACCTACACGGACGGCACCAACGGCATGGTCACCACCCAGGCGACATTCACATCACTGGACAAGACCATCGCCACGGTCAGCGGCAGCACGCTCACCCTCATCAAGGCGGGCACAGCCAAAGTCACCGCGACCGTCAACAAGGTGACCAGCGCCACAGCATCCATCACCGTGGCAGCAGCCGCTTAGCAATCGTCGCCCGCAACGCAGTCGGGTCGCTGCGGGCGACCCCCACCAAACCCGACACCCCATCAACCACAACCGAAAGGCACCCGACATGACATCCAAGACCGAAACCACCAGCATCCCCGAAATCGACTTCGACAGCTGGACGCCCGAACAGGAAGAAGCCGCGCTCAAGCAGATCGCCCAAGCCGCGAAATGCAAGTACGCCATCGGCGACAACCACTTCTACGGCCGTTTCCCCGACGGCACCATCATCAACCTGCCACTGAGCATCAGCCTCGAAGACGTCAACGAAATCAGCGAAGGCGACGTCGCCAGCGTCGACCAGTTCACCCGCCTCATCGAAAAAATCGCAGGAAAGGAAGACGCCGAGAAATTCCTCGCACAGCCAACCCCCTCGATGATCGACATGGCCAACAAATACTTCGAAATCTTCCAAAAACTCAACCAGCTCGTACTGGAAAAATAATCGCCCTCGCCCGGCTCCACCACGAGCACCGCCAACCGTTCGCGGCAACCCTCCGCGAACGGTACGGCATCAGCGCCAACCAAATCGGCAAAACCATCACCTACGGCGAAGCCTGGGACCTCGTCTACCAACTCCTGGACGACCCCAGCAACCCCCTATGCGCGGAAATCGCCCAATGGTCATACCCCGCACGCCTCATCGACCTCCTCCAGCTCGCCGCAACCATCGGCGACGGCAAAGCGGCCGAAAAAATCATGCCATGGACCATGGCACGACGCCAAAAACAAATCGACGCCGCGAAAGCCACACCAGAGGAAATCGACAAGGCGCTCGCCGAGCTGGACGAGGAAATCATCATCACCAACGTCGAAACAACATAGGAGAGGGAGTCACCATGGCGAGAATCGTCGGAACCGGCGCCGTCCGCGTGTTCCCGGTCATGACTGGATTCAAAAAATCCGTCAGCCAGGAAATGTCGGGCTCAGGCAGCCAAGGAGCCAAGAAATTCACGGACTCCCTCAAAGGCATGGGCAGCAAAGCCGGCAAACAGCTCGGCAAGGAATTCGGCACCACCGCCAAAGACGCCATGAAAAACGTCGGCGGCGACGAAATGAAACAACTCTCCAAGGACGTGGCCAGCGCAGCGGCGGCGGTCTCCAAAGCCCGAATCAAACAACAGACCGCCACCGCGTCCGCGATCCAGGCCGAAAACACCTACAACGCCGCAGTCAAAAAATACGGAGCCGACAGCACACAAGCCGCAGCGGCGGAACAACGCCTCGCCGCCGCACGAGAACGAGTCAAACTCGCCGACATCGAACTCACCGCCGCAACAGGCAACCTCAAATCAGCCCAAGAAGCACTCACTACAGCACAAAAATCCGCCGAAACACAAGCGAAAGCGCTCGCCGAAAGCAACAAGAGCATCTTCGCCAAATTCAAAGCCGGATTCTCGGACATCGATGCCGGCAAGGCCTCCACCGCATCACTGTCCACCGCGCTCGGCTCCCTCGCAGGAGCCATCGCCGGTCCGGCCGTCAACGCGATCAACAAATTCCGCGCCGGCTGGACCAACGCCAACATGGCCATGCTCGACGGCGCGGGATGGCTCGGCAAAGTCGGCGGAGCCGCCCGAACAGTCGCAGATGGCATCGGCAAGATAACCGCCCCATTCAAAACCGCAGGCGCGGTCGTCAAACAGTTCGGCAGCGACATCGCCTACGGCCTCGGCCAACGATTCAACAGCGTCAAGGCCACGGTATCCGACCTCGCGGCGAAAATCCCCGCACCATTCCGCAACGCCGCATCCACCGTGGTCAAAGGATTCAGCAGCGTCGGCAATTATCTCGGCGGCATCGGCTCCGCCGCCAAAGCCGTGTTCGGCAAACTCGCGCCCATCGCCCAAGGAGCCGCCAAAGGCGTAGGCAACGCATTCCTCACAGCCTTCCAAGGCATCGCCAGCAAAGCATCAAGCGCCATGGGAGCGGTCGGCAACGCGCTCAAAGGCGTCGGCAACGCAGTCAAAGGCATCGCCACCGGAGCCGTCACAGTCGGCATCGCCGGCATCGGCACCGCGCTCACAGCAGGATTCAGCCGACTCAACGCCATAGACACCGCCTCGGCCAAACTCCGAGGCCTCGGCAACGACGCGAAAAGCGTCGACGCTATCATGGCCAACGCGACCGCCAGCGTCAAAGGCACCAGCTTCGGACTCGGCGAGGCGGCGACAGTCGCCGCATCGGCCGTGGCCGCAGGCATCAAACCCGGCGAACAACTCGAAACGATGCTCAAAGGCGTCGCCAACGTAGCCGCCGCCACCGGCGGAACCATGGAAGAAACCGGCTCGGTCTTCAACAAAGTCGCCGCCACCGGCAAAGCCTACACCGACAACATCAACCAGCTCTCCGATCGAGGACTGCCAATCTGGCAGGCGCTCGCCGACAAGCTCGGCGTCACCACCGACGAAGTGCGCGAGATGGCGTCGAAAGGCAAAATCGACTTCCAGACCTTCAGCGATGCCGCAGCGTCCGCAGCGGGCACCGTGGCCACCGAAATGGGCACCACAGTGCCAGGCGCGTTCGCCAACCTCAAGGCCAGCATCGGCCGTATCGGCGCGAACCTGCTCGATGGCGTGTTCGGCAAGCTCGGCCCTCTCATCCAAGCGGCCACCAAGGCGCTCGGACCCATGGAAGACATGGCCAAGGGCCTAGGCTCCGCCATAGGCGACGTGCTCGGCCCCGCCATAGACCGAGTCACAGGCTGGCTCACCAAGCTCGGAGAAGGGGCCGGAGGAATCACCGGCAAACTCTCCGGCATGAGCGGCGTCATCGCTCCGGTCGCCGCCGCCTTCGGAGCCCTTGGCCTGGGAGGTGTCGGACCGCTCCTGACCAAGATCCCGATCCTGGGCGAGGCATTCGGCGGTCTGGCAAATTCCCTGGGACTGATCGGTGGACCCGTGGGAGTGGCCGTGGCCGCCCTCGGCGGTCTCATCGCCACCACCCCGCGACTCAAGTCCGCTTTCGGAGCACAGCTCTCCGCGCTCTTCCAGAATCTGAAGAACACGCTCTCCGGCATGGGGCCAGCATTCGAGACGTTCAAGAAGACCCTGAGCTTGGCGTTCAAGGATGTCGGCCCTTCACTCATCGGGTCGTTGGAATCCGTCATCAACTCGGTCGGCGCGATCTTCCAGCAACTGATAGGTGTCATCCCGCAAATCGTCGAACCACTGCTGACCGGATTCGGCCAGATGGCGCCGGCCATCGGCCAGACACTGACCGCGATAGCGTCCGCAATCAGCGAGGTGATGGCCCTGCTGGTCCCACTGGTGCCGCAGATCATCACACCGCTGATGCAGGTGTTCTCGTCGCTGATGCCGGTCATCACCAACATCGTCAATGTGGTATTGGGCGCGATTCAGTCCCTGTTGCCGCCCATCACCACACTGATCGCCAACCTGCTGCCGGCCGTGTCGTCCATCATCTCCGCAATGGCACCGGTCATCACGGTGATTGGCGAAGCCATAGGCCAGGTCGTGACGGTCATCGTCAACCTCGTGTCCACGGTGCTGCCGCCAGTGCTGAATCTCATCCAGTCGCTGATCCCGCCCATCACCACGCTGATAACGAGCCTGCTGCCCCCGCTGGCATCCATCATCCAAGCTCTCATGCCGGTCATCACGACCGTGATGAACGTCATCGGGCAAGTGGCATCGATCATCGTCAACCTCGTGTCCACGGTGCTGCCGCCGCTGCTGGATGTGGTCAACGCGCTGATCCAACCGATTCTCAGCATGATCACCACCCTGCTTCCGCCACTGAACGCGGTGATACAGGCGCTCATACCGATCATCATGCAGATCGTGGCCGCCCTGGCCGAAATCATCGCACCGATCGGGCAAATCGTCGCCCAAATCGCCGGTGCGGTGATGCCCATCATCCAGCAACTCGGCTCCATCGTGCAAAGCGTCGCGAACCTCGTGGCATGGGCCATCAACTCGCTGCTGCTGCCCGCATTCAGCGCAATGGCACCGGCCGTCACCTCGGCGGTTGGCACCGTCAAGGCCGTGTTCAGCACAATCTCCGGCATCATCTCCGGCATCGTGAACGTCGTCTCCGGCATCATCTCCGGTAACTGGGGCCAAGTCTGGAACGGGTTCAAGCAGATCGTCAGCAGCGCGGTCAAGGGACTCGGCTCAATCGTCGGCGGCATCAGGGACACCGTGCTCAACGCGCTGTCCGGTGCCGGCCAATGGCTGGTCCAATCAGGCAAAGCCATCATCGACGGCCTGATCTCCGGCATCAAAGGCGCGATATCGGGAGCCAAGGATGCCGTCAGCGGTGCGCTGCAGTCCATCCGAGACCTGTTCCCGTTCTCGCCAGCCAAGGAGGGCCCGTTCTCGGGCAGAGGATGGGTGCTCTACTCAGGCCGCAGCATCACCGCCGCATTCGCCCAAGGCGTCACCGACAACGCCGGCAAAGCCGAAAAAGCGGTGCATGACGCCATGCAACGCGCACAATCCGCCGCCAACGGCGTCGAACTCGCCTACCGGTCCACCATCGGACGTACCGACACCGCCACTGCCGGATACGGCGGAGACCAACGAACCAATGTAACCAATATCACGCAGAACATCACCACCGTCCAGGACGATCCCCGCAAGCAGGCGCTCGCATGGGGCCGTTACGCAGGCAAGGCGTTCGCGGGAACAGGAGGAGTCTGATGAGCGCATACGATCTGACGCTCGGCACCGGACAGTCGGCCATCCGGTTCGACGGCGGTGCCGGCATCGTCGGCGCACGGCACGGCTGGGGCCTGCAGAACCTCACCGATTGGATGAGTCTGAGCGACGCCAAAAACGATGTCAATGAACGCGCCCTGCAGCACGGCGCGTTCGACCCCGGCCAGACCACGCGCCAATCGGCGCTCATCACCGCGACTGTCGCCTACGTGGGCAGCACCGTCGCGGAGCTCGAACAGGCGATATACGCGCTCAACGGCCTGACCGCAGAACCGGCAGCGCCCCTAAGGGCCACCTTCAGGGGCGCTGCCGGCGAAACCCACCGAGACATGACCAACATCGAGATCACGGTGCCATCGCATCGAGGACGAAGCCGGCTCTCCGACATCACAATCGACATGACCGCCATAGACCCACGCGCCTACGGCGCCGAATCCACCAACAGCACAGGCATGGCGGCGCACGGCGGAGGCCTGCGATTTCCCCTGACATTCCCCGTCAACTTCGGCACCCCCGGAACCGACGGACGAGTCAGGTTCACCAACACGGGCACCGCCACCACCTACCTTACGCTCGTCGTGACAGGCGGCATGAGCCAAGGATTCTCCCTCAAACGAGTCGAAACCGGCCAAACCATCACCATCAGCCGGCCCATCAACATGGACGATACGGTCACCCTCGAAACGTATTACGGCACCGTGCTGCTCAACAACCAGTCAAGCCTGAGCGGATTCCTCACGGAGTACGACTGGTTCCAATGCCCGCCAGGCGAAACCTGCACCGTCCAATTCACCCCACTCGGCACCGTCACCGGAACACCGACACTCACCATGACCGCAAGCCCCGCATGGTGGTAAACAAAAAGGAGAATCGATGAGAGTCAGAATATGCGACCTACGCACCGGCCGACGCATCCTCGACCTGCCCTACCTCAAAGCCGACTGGACCGGCGAATTCAACGGAGCCGAAACCGTCACCGCCACCGTCAGCGTCAACGACCGACGAATCCAAAAACTCGACCTCTACAACGCCTCCATACCCGGTCGCACCGCGCTCATCATCGAAGACCAAGGAGTCACCAACGGCGGCCCCATCTGGACCCGCCATTACGACCGCGACGCCGGCACCGTCGAACTCTCAGGCAAAGGCCTCTGGTCGTACTTCGACCACCGCACCCTCCTGCCACTGATGAAAGACACGGACAAGCTCACCAACAGCGACGGCACCGCCAACACCGGATTCGACACCAACATCAAAAACACCAGCTACCAGACCATCGCCAAACGATGGATCCAACAATCACTCACCTGGACCGGCGGCAACCTGCCCATCACCTTCGAAGACGACATGGCCGGCACCTACGAACGCAACATCAAAGGAGCAGAGCTCAAACTCATAGGCGACCTGCTCATTAACCTCACCGAAGTCCAAAACGGGCCCGACATCCGATTCCAACCCCGCCTCACCACAGACGGCCTCGGCTACGAATGGCTCCTCAAAACCGGCAAGCCCCGACTCACCGGCAACACCACCACCATCTGGGACACCAGCCTGCCAGGCAACACCGTCAGCGACCTCACAATCAGCCAAGACGCCAACGACCTCGCCAACATCGTCTGGGAAACAGGCGGAGCAGCCAGCGACCAAGCAATCATCGAACGCGCAACAGACCACAGCTTCACTGGCCTCGGATTCCCCCTACTGGAAAAGGTCGAAAGCCTGTCCAGCAGCGTCACCGACCCCAAAACCGCGCTCGCACACGCCGTCGAAACCATCCGCACCAGCACACGCCCCCTCAACACATGGCAATTCAGCGTCCAACGAGACCAGCGGCTCGGCGAATACGACGTCGGCCACGACTGCGGGCTCATCATCCGAAACGACCAGTTCGGCATACCGGACGGCCTGCACAAGCTCCGCATCATGACCCTTCGCGGCTCAAGCGACAGCGACAAAATCGAAATCACCACAGGAGCCTTCAATGAGTGATCCAAAAACCTACACCGATGATTTCGCCAAATTCGCCGACCGCATCAACCGCATCGAAGCGTCAATCCGCAACCTGCGAGTACCCACGGACGGACAATTCACCCAAACCGTGAAAAAGATCCTCGCACTGTTCGACAGCCTCGACCAGCAAGTGGCCGACAGCATCAGCAAAAACAGCTATGACAAAGCCACCATCGACAGCAAGCTCCAAGACTGGAACTGGGGCACACTCACGCCAGGCCGAGGCGGCACCGGCACAACAAACGGCTACAACAACCTCTTCACCAAAGGCCAATGGAGAGCCGGATGGATCCTCACGGACGGCACCATCGGCACCGCGCAATCAAGCCGCAAAGTCAAGACCGATATCACCGATGCAGACCAATTCATCCCCATCGAGGCCCTGCGCAAAGTCAAATGGCAGATCTTCCGCTACATCGCGGATCTCAACGCCAACAACGACAGCGCCATGCCACGAATCGGCATGATCGCCGAAGACCTCGACTCCAACGGCCTCGGCATGTTCTGCACCTACGACGCAAACGACGAACCAGACGGCATCGACTACCAGACACTCAGCGTCGCCGCCCTCCGCCTCGCCCAGGATGCGGAAACCCGAATCGACGATTTGGCACAGCGCCTCACACAACTAGAGAAAAGGAACCAACAATGACGCTCCGTAACGGATTTCCCGCAGTCAGCGACGCGGCAGACCAATTCGACATCCGCGCTGCACTCCGCGCCACCACCGCCCAGGACGCCAACGGCAACATCAAAACCGGCGTCAGCATCACCGCCAAAAGCCTCACCGGACTCGTCACGGCAGGGAACGGCATGAACAGCGACATCGCCGCCTTCGATGCCGTCACCAACCGATATGGCCCAGTCTGGCTCAGTAACGACGGCACCATCAGCGTCAAACACGCCGCCGCCCCCAGCGCCAACAGCCGCATCGACCTCATCTGCATCAAACAAAACGAAACCGCCTCACCAGCCAGCGACCCCACAGACGGCCCAGAAGCCATCATCGTCACCGGCACCCCAGCAGTGGATCCCGTTACGCCAGCAACACCAGAAGGAGCACTGGCCCTCGCCCGAGTCACCATCCCATCGACGGCGACCTCCATGACCTCCACCGGAGTCATCTACGAACAGATGTACCCCTTCACTGCCTCAGCCGGTGCCGATCTGCTCTTCCGCAGCGAAACCGAAAAAGACGCATGGACGCCATGGGAAGGGCAAAAATGCCGACTACTCGACGGCAACGAATACCAGGCAAAATCAGGCGTCTGGGTTTCCCTAACCCCTGTCACGGGCCGGGTCAAGATGCCGTATTCCGATAGGCATATCACTCTGGTTCGTGTCGGCCGTATTGTCACCGCCTGCGCGTATATCACGCTGACAAGTAATTTCAATCAGGTCGGCAACGTGTCCGTCAACGAGACAATTCCGGAGGGTTTCAGACCGTCCGGCGATTCCCGCGCGATCATGCGCGGCACCGACAACAGCGGCGCGACCAGTTTCTACCTTTACGGCACCGCAGACGGGAAAATGGTGTTGAACGGCACCGGATATACCAGCCGATTCGTCGGTATATCCGGCTGTTGGATTACCGAGTAGCATTCCCTAACCCAAACCCAGCGCATCCGGTTCGACCGTTCCGGCACCACGAGCGCCAATGACGAGATGCACCTGTCGGGCGCGATACTGCCGGTCAGTCCGGCTATCGCGGTCATCAGCATCGTATGGGTCAACAAGGGCGCGTTCAAGGCACAATCGTGGAAAGCCATCACACTGGCTCGTATGGTCGGCTGGAAGGTGATTGGATCCGCCGTACATTCCCCGGCTGCGGAGAACATTGTCTACGAGCATCTAGGCAAGAACCAGTTCGCCGCGACCGGCTCAGGGGAAATCCAATACGTCACGCCGGGAACCATAGACATCTTCGCGAATGCGTGGCATCGCGGCTGTCTGATAGCTCCGGTCACGCCCTCATAAGGTTTCCCTAACCCCGGCGGAGTACGCGCCGTATATCCAGTGCGCCGGGCATACGGTAACGACCGGTGATGACGGCACGTTCTGGGTGGGCGTCAAGTCTCCGAACGGCAAGCCTCCGGACTATGCCTCGTACACGGTCGGCCCTTTCGGCACCGGGTTCAATGACGAGGACGGCATCATCGCCCACCTATGGGACGTGACCGCCACCGGAGTCCGGTTCCGCCTCTACACGACGCGCTATCAGCGGTGGTGCGGCAAGACCGCGATCTTCGGCAAATGGATCACCGTATGGCGCCGCTAGCTGAACGTGACACCGTCGGGGATTGGCAAGGTGCGAGGCGTGTGCATGCACCGGTCTCCGTTGGACAAGCCGCCGACGACCATGATGGTGCCGTTCGCGTTCCAAGTCGCTTGTTTCGCCCAATTGCCGACTGGCAAAGCCCACAGGCAGCCGAGAGACACCGCCTTGGACGGTTTCACTCCCGACGCGTATTGGAACACCGGGTAATCGTGGCTCAGGTTCACCGTGCTCTTGAACCCGCTCAAGTCCACGTGGAGCAGTCGATTACGCTCGTCCACGACGATCTGCATGCCGCCGCCGTAGGCGTCAGGCTGGAATGATTTCGTGTCCTGCCACTTGAATTTCGCGTACAGGAGCGGCTGGGTTAGGGAAAACTACGCGGGCATGGGGTCGGTGGTGCGCCATACGCCGGTGCATCCCGCATACGCGCTGTTCGGGTTGCCGAGCATCGTGACGGTGCCATTGGCCTCGCCGTAACAGATGAATGTCGTTTCACCACCGAAAACGGCCACGGGCGTATTGACGCTGACGGGTCGATACCCTTCGGGGATCTTCTCCTGAGCCGTCGTGTAATTGTTCTGCCCGCTATTGTTGAATTTCACGTTGCCGCCCATGAAACAGATATCACCGATGCGCGTAAGCAAAACGCTGTTGCTGCTGTACGGTACTCGCCATGTCGTGGAACGCTGGGTTAGGGAAAACCACTAGGCGGTCACATAGGTTGTCGAGATGTCCACGAAATCCCATGACAGGGAGTTGCCGCCGTATCGGTGCCTGACGGTCACTTCCCCATTGGTGTTGACGACGAACAGTCCCCATGAGGAGCCCTGCATACCGAACAGCACGCGCACCGGTACGGCCGGTCGCGCGTCCGCCGTGAGTTTCGCGATCACTGAATCCTTGGTGGCGTGAGTGACGACGTTGGAGCCGGAGATGTGCAGGGTCACGATGCCGGCGCGCATGTTGCCCCGCACGGGAAGCGTGGAGGGATAGAACTGAGACACGACCGGATTCGACGTCAGGGTTAGGGAATCCTATTGCCCGATCAGCGCGCGTTCCCAGATGCTTTGGGCCTCCTTGAGAGACGCGATTTCCGGTCGCAGATAGAATCTGGCGGTCGTCTTGATGTCGGTGTGACCAAGGAACTTGCTGACCACCGCGATGTTGACTCCCGCTTCCAGGGCGTTGGTGGCCCAACTGTGGCGGAGATTCTGCACCGGCACGTAGGGCAGCGACTCCTTTTTGCACCATGAGGCGTAGCGTCGCGCGGCTTGCGGTGGGGTCAGGTCACCGATGATACGGCCCTTCCGGCCGTTGCGGATCTCCCGCAATCGCCGGACGGCGAATCGGGGAAGGGGCAGAAACCGGTCGGACAGTTCAGTCTTCGGCGGCACCACCACTTCGTGGCCGGCCACCCATTGCACTCCACGCTGGATATGAGTGATGCCGGAACGCATATCGATATCCGCCCAATCGACTCCGTACCCCTCTTCCGGCCGCAACGCCAGACACGAGTCCACAATCAGCCAAGCCTCAAGCGCATGGCCATAAAAGCCCTGTAGTTGGCGACGAGTCTGCCCGATGGTCAGCAGACGCGGCACATGGAGCGGCTTGGCCGGCAGATCAATCTCCAAACGGGTCACATCGACCTCTAAGTAGCCCCACTTCGCGGCCTTGCGTAGCATCTGCCTCAACACCGCCCAAGCCTTGCGGGCCGCACCTGGACTCGCGAACCCTGACAGCCACAGCTCGATGTCATCCACGCCGATGTCAGCCAACTCCATGCTGCCGAACACCGGCTCCACATGGCATCGCCAAGCCGACTCATAGCCAACGCGCGTGACCTCGCGCAGGCGCTCGCAATAGCCGACATACCGGTCATCCCAAAACTCTTGCAACAACATTTCGACCTCCGAAAAACCACACGTCTCGCGGCCAATCCGCTCGGTATCACGTGTGGGTTTTCTCACCATAAAGGAGCCCCGCATGTCGCAGTTAATCGAACAACTCGTTGATTGGCTGGTGCCCTTCTTATGCGGTGGCGCGGTCACCGTGCTGGGCCTCATGCGGCGATGGGGCAGAGCGATCATCAACGGGATGCGCGAGCTCCTGCTGTGCCAGTTAGAGGACCTGCGACGCGAAATGGTCATCGAGCACGACGGAGTGGCGGACGAGGACCTCAAATCACGCTCCCAACGCCTCTACGACTCCTATCACTCGCTGGGCGGCAACGGCCACGGCACATCCCTCAACGACGACATCCAATCCGCGCCAATCGCGCCGCGCAACAGAACGTGAGCCCCGCAATCCCGCGAGACTCCAAAACATCTCTGAAAGGAGAACACATGATATTTAATCGCGGAAAGCCACGCCACGCCCGTCCCCGCCGACCATGGGCAACCATGCTGGCCACACTGCTGACGACCATCGCCCTGGTGTTCGTGCCGGGCACCGCGCTCGCCGACAGCGGTATGGACGTGAGCAAATGGCAAGGATGTGTCGGCAGCAGTCAGGCCGCAACCGCCAAGGCATCCGGTGTCAACTTCGCTTTCGTGAAAGTCACTGAGGGCAACGGGTACACTGATTCGGTTGCCGACTGCACAATGCAGTCGCTCAAGGCCAACGGCATCCGTCGCGGCGTCTACCATTTTGCTCGGCCTGATCTCGGCAACAGCCCTGAGGCCGAGGCTGACTGGTTTATCGGCCAAACGCGCGGCTATGTCAACGATGGTGTGATTCCAGTATTGGACTGGGAGCCATCGGGCAGCTACGTGACATGGAGCTGGTGGGCGCTCAGGTGGTTGCAGCGTGTCGAATCCGCATGGGGCGTCAAGCCTCTCATCTACACGTCTGCCAGTGTCATCAAAATGACCGACTGGACCGCAGTGGCCAACGCCAACTACGGTTTGTGGGTTGCCGGATATCCGCGTGGATATACCGGAGAGACCCTGCGCAACCCCGGAGCCGTGCCCTACGACGTCAGCCCTTGGCCATTCGCCGCCGCCTGGCAGTATTCCAGCTCGGGTCACGTGCCTGGCGTCGGTTCCAGGATCGACGTCAACTGGTTCTATGGCGATGCCGGAACATGGGCGAAGTACGCGGGTTCTCAGCCCGGCACCTCCGCCAACCCGGCCACGCCCAGCCCGACACCCCAGCAAGGTGCGCCGGTCGGTGACGCACAGTCCTTGGCAACCGCAGTGATTCGCGGCGACTACAGCAACGACCCGCAACGCCGTCAACTGCTCGGCAACCGCTACAGCGAGGTCATGGCAATCGTCAACCAGCGTTTGCGTGGCACGGGAGGCGGTACAAGTACCAGCGCAAGCTGGTACACCGTGCAACGAGGCGATTATCTGACCTTGATCGGTGCCGGAACCGGCGTGAACTGGGTAAGCATCGCAAACCTCAATGGTTTGCGTGCCCCCTACGTCATCTACCCCGGCCAGCGATTGCGGCTCACCGGTACGACATCCTCCACCTCCGCCGGTGCGGGGCGCTACGTGGTGATCGGTGCCGGTGATTGCCTGTGGAACCATTTCGGCGCCAACAGCGCCAAGGTCGCCGCAGCCAACGGCATCAGCAATCCCAACCAGGTCCGCGCGGGAACGCGCATCTACTACTGATCCAACAGGGCCGCGAATCCAATCGCGGCCCTCCCGGTAAAAGAAGGAATAACAATGTCCGATGAAAACGAACTCAAGAACATCGCCAACCCAATAGGAGTCGACACGTCTGCATGGAGCCCAGCGGCAGATGTGAACCCTGCGGTCCCCGCATGGCTCATCCCCAACAAACTGTATGACATCTTGAAGTGGCTTGCCGCACTCGTGTTTCCGGCCCTTGCCCTCTTCATGGGCACGGTCGGCCCGGCATGGGGACTGCCGTACGTCGATGCCATCGTCACCACGCTCAATGCGCTCGGAGTACTCGCCGGTGCCGTCATCGGAGCCAGCGCACTCAAAGCCAAGTTCACTCTCGCGGCGTGA